TTACGCTGGCGGCCCTCCGGAACGTTGAAGATGTGATTTGTGATGACGCGTGCGAGAGGATTACCCACGGGAAGCCCTCCATTCCTGAGCCCAGGCAATGCGCTTACTGGATGCCTCGGAGAACTTCACGCCGCGGTCGGTACCAAACCAGTAAATCGCCTCGATGACGTCGACCATGTAGCGCTTGCTGGATTTGGATGTGCGGACGCCGAAATAAACGCGCCCACCGTTGATGCCCGGCGCGGATTTCTGTTCCTGGTCCTGGGTCTGATTCACCAGAACGGTGATGAGGTCCTTCCATTCTTCACGGGTAAGCTTTTCGCCGTGCCAGACAACTTGGTCAGACAGGTCTTTCAACAACGGCCACATCAAGCGGTTTTGCTTGTCAGTGCGCGTCTCTTCCCTGGCTTCAACGACCATCGGCGTGCGAGGGTTTACTGGAAGGGTGCGAATGTACGCGATGAGGTTGTCTTTAACGGTGTCGTTAACGATGCAGTAGTGCTGCTTCATACGGCCTCCTTAACGGAAACCGCAGAATGCAGAAAATCGCAGGTGCCGCTAAGCATCTGTGACAAGGTGAGGAGTTCAGATTGTGGTCGCATTTAAGTCCCCTTAAATGCGCAGAAGTCACCGGAGTTGTTCAGGCTCCGATGACATGATTATGGCGGGTTGATTCCAGAAAATCAATTTTGCTGAAGCATTCCTTTTCGACTATTCAGACATGGAAAGCTTCAGTTTATCCTTAACGTGAAGAGTATTAATCAACCAAAAAGCACCAAGCAAGCACATACAATGTGCGCTAGTGACTAATTTGCAGATACGAAGACGATTTTCTTCCAAATTAGGAGGTAGATCGTTCATCAGTGCGACTGCGTAGATCCCATCCTTTAGGATTGGCTCAATAACTTGATGTATATAGCCACCGTGGTTAATTTCTTCGATTTTTATTTTTTTAATCGTCTCCGCAAGCTTGTCAACTTCTTCATTTGTTATGACGTAATCAATTTTATGAGCGTACTTGTTTCTAATGCTGTTAAGCTCAGACATAGCATCAGCAAGTGATACAGGAAGCCCTAAGAGAACGGCAGCTGAGAGCTTCGGCGTAAAATACTTATAAGTTTTGATGGCATTATACTTTTCTGAACCCTCAGGCCTTAAGTTCTCAATAACAACTCTAAGAAAGTCCTCATGAATTAGCATTAATTTTAAAAGTGCTGCTGACTCATCTTCATAGTTAGCTATCGAAGCCATCTTATTCGGATCTAAAAAGTAGCCAAAATCATGATCGATTTTCACGTAGTTTCCCTTATCCATTACTGGGCTTTGTTCGATTCGAGAGAATTTCACTTACCTTCCTCCTGTTTGAGATAACGAGGGTCTGATGCTTTTGGCAAAGAGATGCTTTGTTCGCGGTAATACCGCAACCGCTCAAGGAAGTAATCACGCAAATGCTCGGGCTGCTCTCGCATCACCACCTCAGCGATAACCGGCATGTTCAGGCGCTCTTTGTAGGCCACGCCGGAGGCTGCCATGTCAACATTAACCTTGTCGCGTTCTTCCTGCGGCTTTGCTGCAATGTTCCAGTCAGACATTAGTCAGCAGTCCTCCCTCTCTTCTTTCTGGTCTCATAAGGAGATCTAAAACCATCAACAGATTCAACCTCTCCAGCATCAAACCGTTTCGCATTTGCAATTTGTGATTTCCTCCAGAACTTTTTATGTCTTTTCATTGAAGCTTTATATTTTTCTGCTGGAGTCATTTCTTCGTTAGACATAAAACCCCCTCGGTTATTTGAGGGGATTATAGATCACTTCTGCTGCGGTGATGCTGCTATCATCCGGCGATACACATCGTAAGTTCCGAATTGTTCATCACCAGCCTCAAGCATTTCATGGGTGGGTTCTTCTGGCACCAGCACCCAACCATCCGGAATCACCGGAGAGTCTCCGTATTGCGCCGGAGCGATGTAGTTTTGCTCCGGACAACAATCGGACTGCGCTGGAGAGTTACCATTCTGAAGCATGGCTTCTTGAAAGCGTCCAAGCTCCACGTACTCCTGACATGACCACCCGCCATCAATAAAATCGCGAGCTTCAACAGCGTCGAAAGTGAACGATGTTTCACCGCCAGTTGGTGAGGTTAAGCCGTACAGGTCTGCTACCGGCTTAAACTGCGTGGCTGTTATGGCACCCTCATTGGTGAGGGTACCATTGGCACCCTGAAGCATGGCGGCGCGGCAGGCGTTCCAGCCGACAGCTTTTCCGTGTTCAAACGAGCTGTCAAAGTCATCATCCATTTCCATCGCAGCGGGCACAGATATCGGCGCTGGCGGGGCGGTGTAAACGGCGATGTGAGTTGAGCTATCTCGATAGGCTTCATGGTCGCCCGATAATCCGCAACTGCCTGCTTGCTCATAAGCTGCTTTATGGACATATCCGTAGGGCTCCGCTTCGAGCGATGCCAGCGCGATACGCGCCAGCTCTGCAATTTCTTCGCCGAGAATAGCCCCGACATTTTCACGTCTGGATAATTCCGTCAGTCTCTCTTTGGTAATTGTGCTCATGATGCCTCTCCTTTACCGGCTGCGGCGGGGACATCGATGCCAGCAGCAGACAATGCAATGCTGAACGCCTCTTTCAAATCTGCAATCTGCTTGTCTTTGGCATCCAGCTCATCCAACATCCTACCCAGAGTTTTGGTGTGCATTTCTTCTCGCTCAAGCAATGCTGTTCCGCAATGTCGTTGCTCAAGTTCAGCAATCTCATTCAGCAGCGCCAGCATTGTTTCCGGGCTAGCTGCAGCGATATATCTCAATACGTTTTCAGACTGTTTCACTCCCCCTGCGGCTTTATTCAGACAGTAGATAGCCTCTGCTCCGCCTACTGTGATATATCCCCGCCCTGGGGCGCTGAGGTCGCTGGTGTAGACGTACTCCCAGTCATTTTGTCCTGCACGTTCAGCCGCTTCACGTAATGCGCGTTTGTCGATGTTGCTCATTGGGCGGCCTCCTTGCGAATCTGCTCCCTGAACAAGCGGGCTGAGACGATGATGTCTCTGATGCGTACTG